GTCTGGAGGAGATCGCCAAAGCGTTGTGGCGGCGATCTGCCGCCGGTTTCGCAGCGCAGGATGACGAGTGGGAAAAGAACATGTCGCCGTCGTCCAAGCAGGCATTTCGCGAGCAGGTACGCGTCGCACTGTCCGCATTGATCGCACCGGGGAGGTTACATGCGTAAAGCCGTCACGACCGATTTGATGGTCCTTCAGAAGTGGCCGAAAAGCTCTCGGCCAGGCGTGGGAACCACGTCACAACGCGTCGCCGGTGCACTGCGACTGACCGTGTTTCAGATCACGGCGCGGCTCAAGGCGATGGAGGGGCGCGGGTTTCTTCGTCGCGACGAGGCCGGATTCTGGCACCGCGCTCCCTCTGGGGTTGCGGAGGCCAAGCATCCATCCGCCACTATACGGACGGCAAAGACTCCGCGTATTCGTGGTGAGGGACTGCCCGCCATTGGCCTTCCGGATGACCGGAAAGTGAAGCACATCAGAGCGACCAAATACAAAGACGGTTGGCGAATGCATTACGTCGGCGTCGAGCCGGTCTTCGTCGCCCCTGACGAGCGCGAGTATGCAAAGGCCAGGACATACGAAGCGGCCGATCTTCTCGTGGATTGGCCCAAGGATGGGTGGGATTATCGGGCGCTTGGTGTAATTCGATTACGTCTGCTTGTCACGAGCAAGGCGCAACGTGACGCCAATCGGGCCAAGCGAGAGGCGGCGGATTATCGTCGAGCTCGGTTGGAGAAGGCGAGAAGCAGAGAGGAGCAGATCGCTATCTCTCGCCAATTGGCAGGAGAGAAGTTGGGCGCTCCTAAGATCAAACGGCCCATTGTCGTCAAGTCGAGGGCGTCAATTAGAAAGAAACTCAGGAGAAAGCCACGTGCCACGGCTCGTTGAACTCACAGAGAGACAACTGAGCATGCTGATCGCGATGATCGGCATAGTTCACGCCGAGAGGCATCGGGATTATGACGCACTTACGTTGCTTATGCCGCGATGGGTCGCTGGTGCGTATTCTTGCGATGAATTAGACACTTGCGTGGACGCACTGGTGGAAGCGTGGTTACCTTCAGGGAGTAATCGATGCCGAGGAAACTAAATAACCGACTCGCTGAGCTGCGGGGAGCCGGAGTGCTCTTGTCGCAGGAGCACGTCGCCAAAATTATCGGCGTGGACGCCGCCACGGTCTCTCGTCACGAGTCGGGAGCACGAGCGATGACCAAGGAGCAGATACTCGCGTATGCGGCGCTCTACCGCGTGCCGTCACACGAACTGTTCTTTACCTCGTCAATCGCGTGAAATCTGCAGCTCTCGCCTATCTGCGCGCGGGGTGGAGTGTGATCCCGATGGGACCCGCCAAGGTGCCGCTCGTGAAATGGAAGACGTTTACTACTCGTCTTCCCACAGAGCGGGAAGTTGGCGCGTGGTGGGACGCTCATCCCCACGCCAACATAGCCATCGTGACGGGTCACGTCTCTGGCCTCGTGGTAGCCGACGTGGATCCTGACCGGGGCGGTGACGTGACGGCGTGGGAGATCGCGCACCCGACCGCTCGGTCGGCGGACACTCCGCGCGGCGGTCGTCACTTCTTCTACGCCTATTCCGGCCCTACTCGGAACTCAGTTGGTAAAGTCGCTTCCGGTGTGGACATCCGAGGAGACGGCGGCTACGTCGTCGCTCCTCCGTCTACCAGACGGGACGGACGCGCCTACGTGTGGCGCACGCAAGGCGCGATGGCCCCTCTTCTCATTCAGTCGCCGGAACGATCGCCGATCAGTTCTGAGCACTGGCTCGATGGACTGCTTCGAGGCGTGTCCAGCGGGGAGCGCAACGATGCCTGTGCGCGTCTCGCTGGGTACTTTCTCGGGCGTCACGTCCCGTCTGACGTGGTGGAGGGGCAACTTCTGGCGTGGAACAGACTTAACTCTCCGCCTCTGCCGGAGGAGGAGATCAGACGTACCGTCCAGTCCGTGGCACAGGCCTCTCGTTCTACTGGAGTGGGAGAGGAGCACGGCCCGTACGACCTGATCGCGTTGCCCGAGTATCTCAGCAAATACGGTGCTACACCGCTCTCATGGCTCGTGAAGGACTGGTTGCCCGAGCAGACCGTGGGCATGGTAGTGGCGCCCCCCGGAAGCTACAAGACATGGCTCTTACAAGACTTAGCCGTTTCGATAGCATCCGGCTTGCCATTTCTTGGACAATTTCCGGTCGAGCGTGCCGGTCCTGTGCTCTTTATGCAGCAGGAGGACTGGCATGGACAGACAGCGCACCGGTTCTCGCTTATCGTCGCGCGTCGAGCTGACCTTTCCTTGCCCACGATGTCCGAGACCGGCGTGATCGAAGTGGACTGCCCTCCTGCTCTACCTATCTATCTACATGAGCACCGGGGGTTTCGGTTCGATGACAAGGATGTGGTGCGTGCGTGGATTGCCGCTATTCGGCGCTTGCGTCCTCTCTTGGTCGTGCTCGATCCTCTTTACTCAGCAGGATCGGTGGAGGACTTCATGGCCGGAACGGCACGTGACATGTTTCTCTTCAAATCCATTCGTGACACTTACGGCACGGCGTTTCTGATTGCGCACCATACCCGCAAAAGCAGCAAAGAGAAATTTCCAGTACGGGGTGATCAGGCGCCGGAGCGAGAGGACGTGTGGGGGAGTCAGTTTCTCAACGCGTGGATGGAAACTGNCTNNCNNATCAGACGACGAGAGGAGATTGGTACGGCGTCCATCGCGCGCCATTTCAAAGTCCAGAGTGACGCGATGCGCGCCATTCTAGGATTCCATATAGACACGACCGTGCGCCCCGGTAAGTATGAAGTCAGCGTACAGGAGATCAAGCCCGGAGAGAGGGAGGCGGGGGCCGATCTCGTCGCGCTGTTGGAGAGGTACGGTCCGCTCTCGGTCGCGCAGTTGGTGGAGAAAGCCGGTCTGCACCGCACAACCGTCCATCGGCGACTCGACAACCTTATGAAGGCATCTGTGATTCGTCGAGACGGAATCAGATACACAGTCAATCAAAATTTGGAGGCAGGATCATGAAGATCGGAGAGCTTACCATTTCTCGTACGCAGATTCTCGATTATCTCAACTGCGGATATCGCTGGGATTTGTCCTATCGGCGCGGCATCACGTCCGTGCGCGTGCGAGAGGCGGTAGACCTTGGTTCTGCCGTTCATCGCGCCATCAAGAGCGCAATTCGGACATACGTCGAGACGCGCGTGGCGCGACCGAGTCTCTACACAATTGCGGCCAAAGAAGGCGTACGGAAATGGGCGCTGGAGGAGACGAAGACGCGAGGTGCTCTCATCACAGACGAGATCAAGACGCAGATCAAGACGCTTCGCGATGAAGCCGTGACCATCGCCGTTCGAGCGCTCGAGCACTTTGATCTGGCGGCGTGGGAGGTTGCGCGCTGGCAGAACAAACCACTCTTCGAGCGTGAGCTGATCGCGCCTCTGCTGCCATGGAGAGGATATCGGGTGATCCCCGATCTGGTGGCGCGAGAAAAGGCGGCTCCCAAGTCAGCGGGATGGTGGCTCGTTGACTGGAAGACGCGCGGCTCCTTCGAGTCGGACGATGCAGAGGAGATCAACCTTCAGTTCGCGACGATTCAATACGTCATGCGCGCTCTCGGCATCCCTCTCAATATCGAGGGATCGATCCTCTGGCAGATCAGGTCACTGGCGCCCAAGTGGCCCGCACAAAATAAAGACGGTTCGATGTCGCGAGCGCTGATTGCCACGGATTGGGAGACATATAAGAGTGCGCTCATCGCGGCTCGACTTGATCCGAGGGATTACAAGACTGAGATGCAGCCCAAGCTGGCGCAGATCGAATGGTTCCGCACCATTCGTCAGCATCGATCCGACGCGGAGTGCGCAGCCGTGTGGCGTGAGATCGTCGTTCCAGCCGCCGATCGAATGGCGCGTGATCCGCAGGTTATTCGTCGGTGGGTACACCAGCCGTTTGGTTGTAGCGGATGTTGGGCGCGTCAGTTTTGTCTCACGGAGCTGAGAGACGAGGACACGGAGTTTCTGTTGGAGACCGACTATTTAGATACCCGTCGCCCACGTAAGCGCCGTAAGATGGATACACAATTCGACATGGTATGAGCCGATGACCAAAGAGCAGACGATGTATCGCGTGGTTCCGGAGAGTCCGAAGATGAGCGCCCTCATCTATTCAGAGCCGGGGGCGGGCAAGACGACCCTGAGCTCGACCGCGCAGGATCATGAGGCACTCACACCCGTATTGTTCGCCAACATCGAAGGGGGCATGCTCTCTATCGCACACCGGCGCGACATTCATGCCGTGGATATTCTCAGCACGGAAGAGTTGCGGCAGCTCTACTACGACCTTAAGCATGGGGAGGGGCCGTACGGAGATGTGCGAACGTTGGTAATTGACAACGTCACAGAGCTGCAGACGCGCAACCTTGACGAGATCGTACAGCTCGAGGTCAAGGCCGGAAGACAGACGGACGAGGACGACATCTGGCAGGAGAACTACGGCACCAGTACTGTACAGCTTCTCCGTCTCTTTCGGTGGTTCAAGGACTTGGAAATCAACTTGATTCTGACGGCGCACGCCAAGTTCGTCTATCCGCCTACTGGCAAGAGTCGGAACGCGGCCGCGCAACTCACAGCGGAACCGCTCGCGGTGTTGCCTATGCTCACGCAGAAGCTCTGCAAGAGTCTGATGGGTATGGTCAACTTCGTCTGGTTTCTGCAATACGATGCGGAAGCAGATGAACGGCGCATGCTGACGCGTCCAGACGGCATCATTCAGGCCAAGACACGCGGACCCAAATTTGCTAAAGCGCTTGGGTCGGTTGTGGTGAACCCCACGCTTCCGGCGCTGTATGATATGTTGGTGAAAGCTGAGTCCGGCAAACCGGACAGAGACACCAAGAGGAGGAAGAAGTAAATGTCACCAAGAGATGCGGCTTTCAGTAAGCCGGAGAGAGGGGATGATGAATTCGAGTTTCAGCTGCCGGATACGGTCAGCGGCAGAGGTCGAATTCCAAAGGGGCCGTATATGGGCCGCCTTGTTGGGATAAAGGCGGAGATTTCATCAAACAACAACCCGATGTGGGTCTGGTCGTTCGTCATTACTAAGGGGCCGTACGCCGGACGCGACTTCAACTTGTGGACAGTCCTGACGGACGACGCGGCCTGGAAGATCATCGAGACGATGAAGGCGCTCGGTGAGGACGCAGAGCCGGGAGACAAGATTCGAGTCAACAAGAAAAAGCTCATCGGCACCTTCTGTCAGATGAACATTATTGACGACGTGTTCAACGGCTCGGATACGTCGAAGCTCGGGGGTATCGGGGCACATCCGAACGGCGCCGGATACAGAGGTGGCCTCGCCAAGAAGGACGAGGGGGAAGATGAGGATGAAACTGTCCCCTTCGACCGCTCCGGTGGCGGTGACGACGATGACGACGAAGTTCCTCCTCCTCCTCGGACGCGGCGTGGTCGTGGCCGGGCGGCGCCGTCACTAGGTGCGAAGAAGGGACGACGGTAGATGACAGTAGCTGCGGAATGGTGCCTGCGTGTGGAACTAGACTCCCCGGTTGAACGCCCACGTACTTGGTTCGAGTCCAAGGCAGCTACTTATGCTGGTCACTGAGCAAAACGTAAACTCTATGCTTCGGCTTTTGTCTAAACCGAAGCGTTTGGCGGTGGACACGGAAACCACCGATCTGTACACTTGGCACGGAGCGCGCATATGCGGCATAGCCGTGGGCATACCCCCGGCTAGCCTCCGCCGATGCTTCTACTTTCCCTTCCGACATGAATCGGGCGACAATCTATCCAAGACGCGACTTCGCCAGTTG